TCTTCTGTGTCTGAAATATCCACAAGCTGATTATCAATTTGTTTATACTTATCAGGGAATTGAAGAATATCGTTTGCAACTTCCTCTGTTACTTTTTGAAAGCCTGATTTAACATCGCCAATATAATCAATCTTTGAAACCTCACGAGTCTCAATATTGATTTGAGTTTGACCTCTGAAGTCTGATTCAATTTCCCAATCGTTTCCGTTCCAAATTGCGACTTCATTTTCTTTTGTGGTCGGGGGTTCTTTAAATGTAGCCATAGCAGGTAATAAATACTCCGTTTGTCTTCTTGGGTTTTTTAATGCCGGATATTTACCGACAAACGCATTACCCTCTGCGTTGTAACTGTAATAAAATTTAGTTTCCATTTTTCGCTCCTTTTAATTTTTAGTTTTCGCCTCCCTCAAGAGAGAACACGCCTACGGGGACAAGATTTGTCTCTTGCCATATATTTAACAGATAGATATAGCTTGCCAACGGCTCAAGCACCTTAAACCAAATGTCATTTATCTGCTGATTATCAGGCTCAAGCATTTGTGTAAATATTGTGTTTGATAAAGCAACAAGCGAATATCCGTCATCCTCATTCACCACAAACAGATTAAAGTTTTTAGTTTGACCTGCTTCAGGACACAAGTCGACCACATCCAAAATCAGATCTTCTTCAACCTCGTGGGTTTTACTTTGTGCTGTTGTATAAGTAAATGGTGCATGAGCAGTTATATAAATATGTGTTGTTGTATGCCCGTTATATGTATAAGTTTCATCTTGGCTTATGCATATTTTTGTAAGATTCAGGTATGTAACAACACCGATTGAATTTGTAAATTCGGGATCAGAGAAACATTGAACACCAACTGCGAGAGTGTTTTGAATATAAAAATCGCCGATATTGGTTGCGGAATAATGATTTGGATTTGTTTCATCTTCCGTTAAAGTTTCAATATTGCCGAATGCAATATAATTTGTTGAGGAATTAACCGCAACAATTGTGCCTTTTGGAATTGTTAGTTCTGTATCAGCATAAACAATTCCGTCTTTTTCAAATGTGTACCCAAGAGCCGTATAAAAAACACCAAGACCACTCGCTGTGTATTTTTCAACTTTTACAGTCTCACAGGATAATAAATCAGGATTTCCCTTTGCATCGAGCCGGCATGAGTTCAAACAGAAAGGTGTTAAAATGCTCTTTGTATCAAGTTTTGGAATAAAAGGAAGAGGAATTTTATTATTCTCATCAAGAGGTGCATAACCTAAAGGCTGTCCTTTTTCTTCCACTTTTTGATATGTGTTATCAATATCAGTCAGGGTTTCGGTTAATTCGTCTTTTGTAACTAATTGAATATTCGGATTAATTACAAGCTCCGCAAGTTCTTTATTAGATAACTCTAATTCAATTCTTATAGTTAATTGTTTTACAGTTCCGCTTTCAGGATCTTGTTTTGTAGTTTCAGGGAATTTCGTTATTACAATTAAATTATTATCTGAATCAAAGACACCTGCTTCTCTTACTGTAAAACCACCAACGGAGGCAGGAACTGTTGTTACACAATAAAATTTGTTATCAACCCATTCACATTTTTCAATGAGTCCTCGCCATACTTCATTACGCAGAGCAGTTTGATCTGTTTGAGGGGTATAATATGTTCCGTTGCTATCGCCGAGTGCGATTTCATAAACATCAAACGGGACTCCGTCTCTTACACTTTCTAATTGTTTAATTGCACCGATGTCGGTGACTAATGAATAAAATTCGTCAGCCATTTATGATCCTCTTGAATTTACTGTTATTGTTTCTTCTTCGACTAATGCAGAATATGCGTGCATTTTGGTTTTGGATGAGAGGTGAAATTGAATTTCCTCAAGCCAAGACCTCTCGTTTTTATATTCATTTATCAGAGCAATTAATTTGTTTTCGGTTTCTTCATTAATTGATCTGTTAAAAATCTGTAAAATTACTTTGAAATAATATGGTTGTCCGCCGTAGTTAAACCACTCTTCAACATTTCCGACAATATTTAATGTTTTGAAAATCCCTTCAATAGCGAATTTTGTACCTTTATAACGGTGCATTTTTATTGATGATTTGATAAGGTTTCTTTTTTCAGTATCACTTAAAGCCTGAATCCAACCTTCATTCCCTGTTATGTGATATTGTTCAGCTAAATGCGGCAGAGCATCGGCAGGAACATTGTCGATTATTGAGATTAAAATACATTCCAAATCAATGTTTTTGAATCGTTCCTCACAAATCTCATCAAATATTTTTAAATTAATGTCATTTATAGGTGCAAGAGACTTACTCATTAGCATAACCTCCAACCGTTATTTCAAAATTAGTTAAATTCGCCCATTCGTTTTCCTGAAGTTCTATGTCATCAGGAATATCAACCACGACTTTGAAAACTCCATAAACGCTGTTCAAAATGGATATTATTTGCGTTTTAATAACGCTTTTTCCAAGTTTTGCAGACAGTTGATTTTTATATTCTGCCAACTTTGAATTTATAGTTGTCAAAACACTCGTTTCATCAGCATCTTTGTATAAATAAATAGTTGCTCTGATATTAAAATCGTGTTTTACAGGGGATAGCACTTGGACATAATCCGTTAAAGGTCTAATTTTATCATCAGACAAATATTTTAATACAATTTCCAAAACCTCCTGTGATGGGTTTCCATCGTCAGTTAAAGGATAAATATTAACCACGCCCGGAGACGGTGAAGTTATTGCGACATCAATTATTGACTGATGTGCTGATAAAGTATGATAACGATATGCACCACGACTCCCTGCGTTTGAAAATTTTTCGGGAGCTTGTCTGATTCTATCTCTTAAATTGTCAGCTTCCTCATCATCTGCACCGCCCGATGAAATTGTTGTGTTTTCAACTTTTGAGATATAACTCAACGGTGTAATTAAATTGTTTATTGATCCAAGAATATAATTATTTGATGCCGCACCTGCGGTTTCACAAGTTGCTTTTACGGTCGCATCTTTGCTACCTGCATAAATGACTACATCTTGATCCGTTTGAAATACAAACAGTCCGTCTTTTGTTTCGACTTCAGTTCCTTTTTGAATTGTAAAATCAAAGTCGAGTGCGTTTTCAAGACTAAATTTAAGTGTTGTTACAGAACAGCTTGCAACTAATTGTTCAACACCTAAAGGCTCGCCAATGTGTTTGAGAATATCAAGAGGTGCATAACTTAAAAGGTTTTTCTTGGCTGTTTCTTGAATTTCCATTCTTAAAACAGTTTCTCTGTATGCTCCGACATCAATCATCAACCTTTCAATTTGAGCAGGTTGTAAAACTTTCCCGGATTTCTCTTCAAACTTTTCAATCCACTCTTTTGTAATAATATCGGGATCTCTATCAATAAAATTCGGCTCAGGTAGTTTTGTCATAATGTAACCTCCACAGATCCTGAAGTTTTACCTTTAGCCAATGTCCATTCAACTTTTATGAGAATGGTTGAACCGTTGATTTCAACTTCTGTTTTATTAACTTTTACTCTTGTTTCCCATAGATTAATTGCATCTATTGTTTCTCTGATAATGTTTGCTTTTGCTATATTTATCGGGTAGTCCACATATTTGATGATGTCTGAACCGAATGTTGGTCTGTGCGGATCAGAGCCTTTTTGAGTTTGTAAAATTATTGCGATGCATTGGTTAATATCCTCAACACCCTCTGCGACACCGCCGATTCCGTTGAGTTTACATTGCCAATCAACATAAGTTATTTCATTTAAGTTTGTCATTACATTCCTTTATCAGGTGCAGATGTTGGACTTCCCTGATTTCCTGTGTGTTTATGATCGTTATAAATATCTCTCATTGCTTGCATTGATGAAGTTTTATCTGTAATGTCAGCTTGAGATGTTATTCCGTCTGTGTTTGAAAGCGTTCCCTCGTGAGTAATATTTCCGATTAAATGTATATTGGGGAATGAAAGTGTGAGGGTTTGAGTTTCTTTATCAACATTCGCAAAAGTGCCGTCTTCAAAGTTTGCGGAAACTTGCTTTTCTGTTTCAATAATCGGAGTATCTTCAGTTGTATAAATTGCTCCTAAAATTACTCCATCTTCTGAATTTTGATCCATAAGACAAGCGACTTGTTCACCAACTGCCGGCATAGAATAAAACTTGTCTTTGAATGTTTTATTTTGCAGGACTGCGAGCCAATATGAATTCATTCCGTCTTCTGCGAATTGGACTCTTGCTCTTGCGGTCAGAGGATTTATAGATGTTACAGTTCCAAACCTTAACACGATTTAACCTCCAAACTTGTTGCATACCCTGAAGTTTTATCAATTATGTGGTGAGCTTCGGTTATGTGGTATTTTCCTGAAAAATAACCGAGATCTTTAAGTTCAGCATTTAATCCTGCGACTAAATAAGGATTTCCCGGCATTGATAAAGAGCCTTCAATGGTGTAGTTACCTTTAGCAAGTGCCGCCTTTGCCTGTAAAAGAGCCTGTTGTTTATTCTCTGCTCTGACAGAGAGTTTAAGAGTATCACCTTTGACACAATTCGGATTTTTAGCAGTCGCTGTTACATCTTTGCCTGTCTTTGGATTTCTATATGCTACAGAAACAGATTTATATGCGTGGCTTGTTTTTTCTGTCAGCCTTATACTTGATAAATCCGATTTATAGATAATCTTCGCAGAATCAGCAGAGATTAACTTTTCAGATTTATAAAAGACAAGTTTATCTTCAGCAATTTTGAAAATATATCCATATTGCTCAGATAACCTTTTCAGGAATGATAAATCCCTCTCTTGATTTTGAGTGATCCTTTCAACCTTAATGTCCTCAATATCTCCGACAAGAGTTAATTCGTGCTTTCTTGCAATTTCATTTGCGATTTGTTTTAAGGTTTTATTTTCGTATCCGACAGAATTTGGCTGACGGAATGCTTTTTTAATCCCTGTCGCAAGTGCTTTTACAATTAAGGTGTCAGGTGGGGAATTATATTCAATCTCATCAATTTCAAATATTCCGCAATTTAATAATTTTGATCCGACATAACCGATATACAAACGCAGAGCATCACCTTTAGATGGAATCCACGCACCATTCCATAAGCCCTCTGCATCTTCAAAGGTAATTGTTATTTCATCACTTTGTCCCTGTTCGTAGTCGGAATATTCAATCGTTACGACATAATCCGAAACGTCTTCTGTGATGTTTTTATGGTTATATTCTAATTTAAAAATTGGTGTTAGCATTTATTCTTTCCATGGGGGTAATGTAAATTTGATAGTCTCTGAATCTTCCAAGACAGGAATTCTTAAATGTATTCCTGAATCTAAAATTGGGGTGATAGGCACATCGGGATTAGCTTTTATAATTGGCTCATATTTTGAGGGATTTTTATAAAACTTATTAGCGATTAAATCCCACCTGTCTCCGTCTTTTGTAATGTATGAGTAATATTCCGTCATTCTTTTTTCTTTAATCCCTGTTGTTCTTCTTCGTCTTCAGGTATTTTCCCTGCGTATTCCTTTAGTTGAAGTTCGACCTGAATTGCAATTAAATCACCTTCAGGACTTGTTTGTTCTGTTGTTTTTTGTATTTGTGAGATAACGAACGCTCCGACATATTCGCCATTCCCTTTTATGAATTTGAGCGGTTTTCCAAGTTTGGCTTCCGTTCTTATTTTTAAGATTTCCTCTTCCGGCACACAAAAAGATGAATGTAGATTTAATTTAATTGTGAATTCTTGCAAGTTCTCGCCCAAGAACTGTAAGAGTGTTTTGTTATTGATTCGCTCGTGTTCAGCGTAATTGTAAGTTATGGTGTCATTGATTCCGTCAAAGTATGTTATTAAATCGAATTGAATATCGCCAAGTTGTGCAAACATCAGTAAGCCAACCTCTCTTTTCGTTCAAATTCTCTTTTTAGAATTGCCACAACCTCGTCTTTGTGCCTTTTTAGAAGTTGTGAGAATTCATCCTTTGAAGTGCCTGACGGCATTGATATTGTCGGGGAATAATGAACTACAAATGATGCACCTACACCGCTTGCCATTCTTCCAATATTTCCCCGGATTCCTCCAATCATAAGACCTAAATTTTTATTCATTGCGTTTATTAGCGGTGCAGGTTTCATTGTTGAAACAATAGTTTCAATAATTTTTAATTTATTCAGATCTTTGAGTGGGCCGGTCTTGGCAGGTGAATGTGGAAGATGATCACGAATAACTTGAGCGTGTTTTCCAATAGCCTCTTTGGTTTTTCCGAGTTTTGAGAGGATTCCGTTTGCAAGCATATCGCCGATTTTTTTACCAAACTCAAACACTTTCGTTATGAGTTCAACAATTTTTACGATAATATTTGCGATGGCTTTTCCGACTTTTACACCCATT